CCCTTGAGCGTTTAGTAACTCAGGAGAAACACATCTCATATCGTATTGCTTATGTTTACCTGAACCAGTATTATGGATAGACTGATCGTTTAGGTTTACATTTTTCAGCATTTTCATTTTTAACTTACATGACCCGCTAACTCCTTTAATATTATCATCAGGAGAAAACTCGATCTCTACGTCTTTATCAAAAGAACCATTAATTTTCTTTTCACCAAGAGCGTCTTTAGGATCGACAACTCTTACTTCTGCCACTGGCCCATATGGATTCAATATATCTTCATATATGTTAAAACCAGCGACAAAGACCCCGTCTTTACCGCTGACATCCATATCTCCAATTTTTAAAGTTTTAATACTAATATCGCCAATAGCCATTATTCTCTCAATAACTCCTCAAGATTATCTGCAATAATTTGTTTAAAATTACTATCAAGAACATTCACAGTTTTATTAAATTCGTTTCTTTCTTGTTCATACTCAAAATAAGTTACAGGAGCCCAATACGATATAACTTCTTCTGCTAAATTGTTAGCCATAGCTTGAACGTCTGTAAAATAAGTATTTACATTACTTTCGTTCCCATACAAATAGCTGGTGTTAGATATCTGTACCGTATCACTGGTAAAAAATGCACCAGAAACATGTTGTAAATGAACTTCACTATTAGCAGTATTAGCTGAATCTCTATTAATAGCTAAGACTTGTCCCCTTCCGGAATTATAATCATCAAAAATGACAGTACAAATTTCATCGATTATAAAATTTGTATTACTAACTTTATATTTAACTATCTTATTGGTGTTAGCTTTCCAGTCAGTTTGTCTTCTTTTGTATGCTTGAACTCTACCACCAGAACCAAAAACAGGCTCCCAATATATTTGCATATTTGGTGTCAGAGCGTTATATCCGCTGACATCTAAATTATCAGTATTTTCCCATTTGTTTCTATAATACTTTACTTTTCTATATGCATTGTCTAGAGATTCGTATTTTTTAACCAAAAAATTGTTAAATTCATTTTCTGACAAATACCATTCATAATAAGGATCCGTGATTTTATTTGTTAGGTAGAAAATCCAACTACGAAACGGATCATTATAGTATCTTGAACTTAACTGGTCTGCTCTTTCATTAGTAGTTATCTCGTATGGGTAGTAAACATAAGGATTGCTCACAACCCTATCAAGAGCAGCCACTCTTCTAGTTATATCTACAACTTGAGTGTTACTATAAGTTGTTACCGGAAACTTTTCGAAATATTTTTGGGGCATTGATTATTCCAGCTTATAAATCTTGATTTTTAGACCAGAGCTCTGTCTCTTTTAATTGTAACGTTAGATTAACAATAGTAGGAGCTCCGGATTTAAAAAATGATGGCATACCAGCACCAGTATAATCTACTTGAACAGATATGATAGCACATGGTTTAAATTTGAACAGATATTTGTCATTAGCTTGACCAGCATATAACTTGATATTTGCTAATTCTGGATAATCCATGAATACTGTTCCAGTATCTGGTAAAGCAGCTCTTTTACACCTTTTTATTATTTTATCTAAAGAATCAGATTCTCTTTGAGAGGTTGGCGCTAAAGACCATTGAAGAGTAAATTCTTTAAAAGAAGGTCTTTTGAACATCATAAACATATAGGGGTTTACTGTTCTTCCCGTAAAACTTCCTTGTTTTTCTGAAATATTTGATAAAGCAGAGGTTATACTGCCTGCCATAGATCCAAATAAATTTTGAGCTACATTTACTGCACCAGATCTAATATCGTTAGTTAAAGACCATTCCTCCCAAATCATGACTTCATTGTCATTTAATTTCCTAGGAATTGGTAGTTTTATATTACCACCGAAAGAAACAGAACCAAGCTGTCCATATTGTGAAAACGATATACTCGTGTAGAATTTTCTATCCTGCTGCCCATTTCCCGGGACGAGATCTCCAGGAAAAGAATCATTAGAAAATCCTCTTTGGGGTGGTTGTGGAAAATTTGGAACGGCCATGGCTTCCCTTATAAATATTGTTTTATATTTATTTATTCTAAATAAAAGAATGGCTACAAATAAAGGTTACTTTAAACCTAAAAATCCACAGAAATACAAAGGCGATCCAACTAACATAATATACAGAAGTTGGTGGGAGTGCCTATATATGATGAGACTAGATTCTGATCCTGAAGTGATTTGGTGGCAGAGCGAAGAAACGATCATACCATATCGTTCGCCAGTGGATCAAAAAATTCATAGATATTTTGTGGATTTTACGGTGAAGTATAGTTCAAAAACAGAACTGATCGAGATAAAACCTTTTAAACAAACTCAGCCACCAATCATAACTGAGAGTAAAAAGAAATCCCGAAAATACTTAAATGAAGTCTTGACTTGGGGAGTTAATTCCGCTAAATGGAAAGCTGCTCGAGAATACTGTAAAGATCGAGGATACGTGTTCAAAATCTTAACCGAAAACGAACTAGGACTTAAATTTTAATGGCAACAAATAAATTTGACAGCTTTATTAAAAAAACTGCCAGAGAAATTGCATCTTCTCAGAAAGACTCTATAGATTGGTTCAAAGACTCTGTTGAAGATATGGGTAAAAAAGAAAAGAGATCAGACCCTAATAAAATTTTTAAAAAATTCTCTGCTCCACAGATAGGATCTATGTTTCTGTTTTTCTATGATGCAAAGTATAAAGCAATCCTTCCTTTCTATGACATGCATCCTCTAGCGATACCGATAGAAATGTATATTGATGGATTTCTGGGTATAAATCTACATTATTTGCCTCCATTGGCTAGAGTTCAATTATTAAAAGCTCTTGATGATACTAAAAATAATGATAAATATAATGAAACAACGAAACTAGCGATATCATACGAATTATTAAAAAGATATGCTAATCAGTTCAAAGGTCATGAACAGTGTATCAAGAGATATTTGTTTTCTCATGTAAGAAGCTCTTTTCATTTAGTAAACCCAGCAGATTGGGAAAAAGCTGTTATGTTACCTCTACAAAGATGGTCTGTGAATCCTAACAAGAGATATGCTGGCTCGCCGCCATACTAGGAGATAAAATGGCATTAGGAATTATAGATGTTAAAAGAAGTTCTCAGACTTCTGGATTCAATATTGAAAAATTTAGATCTCAGTTAGCCAATCATGGTTATCTAGATAATAATTCTTTCGAAGTTTTTGTTCAACCTCCTAGAATTTTACAAAATTCAAGTTTATTGAACCAAGGCACGCCCTCTAATATTTCAGATATTACTAAAAATTTAGCTTTCAGAATAGATCAGGTAAGAGCTCCTGGTATATCTATAATGAATTCCGATATTAGTAGATATGGTGTTGGACCAACTCAAAAAATACCATATACCGCTGCCTTTGCTGAAGTAAATATATCAGTATTGGGCGATCATTTCTGTGAATTTTGGCAATTTTGGTATCAATGGACAAGAGCAGTTTTTGAATTCAATTCTTTAAATTCTTCTATAGCTCCTTCATACAGCGCAAATTACAAAGAAGATTATTCCTCAATAATAATGATTGTTATATACGACCATTATGGTAATGCCGTTCAAAAAATCAATTTATTCCAAGCATTCCCTACAGGGGTCAGGGAAGTTCCATTGTCTTGGGGAGACTCTAATTTAATGAAAATAAATGTATCAATCGCTTTTACAGAATATAATATAGAAGGATCTTCTGTAGAAAGAAACGCCCAAACTCAATCTAACGGTTTAGTAAAATCAAGAGAATTAGAAAGTATAAATTTGGGAATAACACCTTAATACTATGGAGTAAACTATGTCTGGCTTGCCTAAAATTGACTATCCTATACATAAAATAAAAATACCTTCTCTCAAAAAAGATTATTCATTTAGACCCTTTCTTGTTAAAGAAGAAAAAATATTATTGATGGCAAAGGAAAGCGACAACGCTTCTGATATCCTTTCTGCAATCAAACAAATCATTAACAACTGTTGTCTAGACACAAAACTTGATATTAACAAATTAGCTATTTTTGATCTAGAGTATATCTTTCTTAAACTACGAGCTATCTCTGTAGATAACAATGTCAAAGTAACATATAAAGACAACGAAGATCAGAAACTATATGATTTTGATATAAATTTACAAAAAATAGAAATAAAATATCCTGATAAAATCAATAACAATATTAAGATCACTGATAAGTCTGGTATCGTTATGAAATATCCATCAGCAGCTTTATACGATGATGAAGAGTTTCTCAATCTACAAAAAGATTATATGTTTGAACTTATAATTCGTTGCATAGATTCTGTATATTACGAAGATCAAGTATATCAGTGCAAAGACTATAAGAAACAAGAACTAATAGATTTCTTAGAAAGTTTAGATATCAAGACTTTTGAGAAAATACAAAATTTTCTAGTAAATGTTCCAAAAATGGAATATGTGATCAAATATAAAAATTCTTTGGGAAACGATAGAGAAATTATACTGAGCTCGTTAAATGATTTTTTTACTTGGCGCTGAGTCATAATACATTGGTGAACTATTATTCTTCAATATTTTCACTGGCTCAGCATCATAAATATTCGATTAATGAAGTTGAAAATTTAATACCATTTGAAAGAGATATCTATGTTCAAATGTTAGTTGATCATCTAAAAGAATTAGAAGAAGCTAAAAACAAGTAAGGTAAAAAATGGCGGTAGAAACACAGGAATTAGCAGTCATAAAATCTGGAATATCTTCAGCCATGGCTGAATCTGCCGGTCAATTTAGACAAGCAGCAACTGCCAGCGCCGCCAGTATTACTAAAGTTGTAAAAGATATATCTAACATCTTTGCTGCTCAAAGAAGAGATTTAGCAGATCTTTCAAATAGTATTAATGATGTTGTTCATGAACTTGAGCAGACAAATTCTAAATTTGACAATCTAGAAAGAGTGTTTGAAGAATCGTTATCGATTCAAACTGCTATGCGTGGTGATCTGAAAACCATGGCTATATCTATGAAAAATATGACTGATGGTATCTATCAATTAGATAAAAATATGCAAAATGTAATGACTGGCCCAAACAGTCTTCTTAGTGGTTTAACTGCTGGTCTGACTTCCGGATTCAGCAGTGTTACCGGCAAACTAGGAGAAATTCTTTTAAAAGGTGCACCTTTTATTGCAGGAGCAGCTGCAGGTGGTG